GGAACAGGTACTGGTAATGCTGGTGCTGAAATTGAATCGTTTATTACTATTGATAGTCCAGCAGTTCGTATGGGTATTGCAATTGATGAAACTGGTGTAACTGCATCAACAACTCCAACTCAATTTAAGTTTAATTATCCTGTTTATTTACAGAATGATACTGAGTATGCTCTTGCTATAGAAACAGATTCTGTTGAATATGATATATGGGCATCCAAACTAGGTGAAACTGAAATTGCTACAAGCACCACAGTAACAACACAACCTTCTTTAGGTTCTCTATTTAAATCTCAGAATACTAATGCTTGGACTGAAGATTTATTTGAGGACGTTAAGTTTAGTCTACATCGTGCTGAATTTAATATTAGCAGATCAGCAGAACTTCTCCTTACAAATGAAGATCTTGGATATGAATTACTTGACGTAGATCCTATTGAAACTGATTCAAGTTCTGATGCAGGTTCTACATCAGCACTATTCAGGAATAATAATATAGTAGTTAAAGTAAATCATCCTAATAATGGATTTGAAGATACCAATTCACATGTATTCTTCAAAGGGGCAGTAGATGTTGGTGGAATAACATCATCTAAATTAAACACAGAATTATACAAAGTATCAAATATTGGTACTGACCATTATAACATAACAACAACTTCAAGAGCAACATCAAATTCTATTGGTGGTGGTACAAATGTACTAGTATCATACAATAGAAAGTTTGAAAAATTACATGCAGTTGTTCCTAATTTGTCTTTTAGCAATACTAGTATTGAAACTGAAATTAAGACAACACCTATTGCTCCTATAGATGATAATATTGGAACATTTACTTCTTACGACCAGACAAATACATACGAAAAAACTTTTTTAAATGAAGATTTCTTCTTCATCAATCAAAAGGTTGTTGCGTCTAAGATCAATCAAACAGTTAATAATGTTGATAGGTCTTTAGAATATAAGTTAACATTGAAGAGTGATGTTTCTCATCTATCACCATTCGTTGATCTTTCTAGATCTTCACTTAAACTTATATCAAATAGAATTGAAAATGCTAAAGGTCAGGAGAATCGTTTTGGACGTAGGAATCAGTTAATTGAGTTCTATGATATATACCAATTCTCAACTAGTGGTATTGATATTTCTGGTGGAGAATCAATTGATCTTTACACAACAGTAACAGGTCAAACAAGTAATGCTTCAGGTGAAATTGTTAAAGTAAATGATGCAACAGTATGGGTTAAATTAAAAACAGTTTCTGTATTTACAGCAGGTGAAAAATTAACATTTGAACAGTCATTTGCTGGAGATGTTACTATTAGTAATAGTGGATCAACTCCAGTATCTAAACAGGATGTAAACATTCCTTGGACTACTTCACCAGCAACATATATTACTGCTAGAAATCCATCTAGAGATGCAGCTAGTAATAAATTAGCAGAGTTATACACTGGTAAAATATCAGGAAGAGTAATTTTATGGAATCCTATTACTAAGGTATTAGAATTAGTTAATGATAAAAATCCAATTAATGATGACTATACTAGTCCTTGGCAAGCAGGAGCACTTGCTAGAACACAAAGTATTTCTGATATGGCAAATGATATCTTCCGTGTAAATGATATTATTTCATATACAGGACAAGCATCTGATGAATATGGGTGGCTTGAAATATCTAAAGTATCATATACAAATGGAGTTGAATTTACTTCTGATAATCAATCTAAGAATAGTTCAAGTCTTGCTAAATATGTAACTAAAGAAGTATCAATTGATAATCCTGGAACATCTATTGATGTCAAATTAACTGCTAATACAACAGAAATTAAAAATATTGAAATTCTATATAGGATCAAAAAGTCTTCCTCTCAGGAAAACTTTGATGATATTGAATGGATTAGTTTTAATGGTACTGGACTTCCAGACGTTGATGTTATTGCAACTGCTGAAAATTCCATTAGTGGAATTACAGAGAAACAATCTTCATATCAAGAGTTGAGTTATAGTGTTGAAGATCTTCCTGAGTTCTCATCATTTGCTATCAAGGTCGTAATGAAATCGTCAAACCCTGCATTTGTACCAAAGATTCAAGATCTTAGGGCTGTAGCATCATACTAATGAATCATTTAAAAGTCAAGGACAGTGATCATTTGTACCGTGATGTAAACAGTGGTGCGATCATAAATACCGATAGGTCTTCTTTTGAAAAATATAAAAAGTCCACACAAAAGTTTCGGAATATGGAACAGGAATTGGATTTTATGAAGAGTGAGATAAGTGAGATCAAATCCCTACTCAAGCAGATAGTGAAGATAAATGGCAATACTTAGAAATGTACCAAAGACATTTACCTTTGAAGAGCAAAGGATAGAAATTAATCAAATTGCCCAAGATTTGTATGATCTTGATTTGCAGGAAGAGAATGATATAGAACTTAGTGATTTTGAAGTTATATCTCTTGCTGCCAGTGGTAGTGGTAGTTTATCTTACCAGATAGTAGGTTCATTTCCTAATGAGAATGGTAGATTTTCATTTACTCCACCAGATCTAAGTAGTTATTGGGTGCAGGATAATGTAAAAATTGCTGCTTGGGATGATGCTGCTTCTTGGGGAGATCACAGTCTTGAAGGTTATATAACTGGTATTGGAACTCTTAGTATTGGTGCTTTATTAGATGTTGATATAACTACTAATCCACCAGTATTGAATTCAGTATTAAAATGGAATAATACAAAGTGGGTTCCATCATCTGATGTTGGAATTACTAGGTCTGATCTATCAGTAGTTAAACCAAATCCAACTGCAAATGGATCAGGTGATGTTACATACAATAATACAAATGGTGAGTTTACATACACCCCACCAGACCTAAGTAATCTTGCAACAAAAGTTAGTACAGATGATAATGCACCATCAACTCCTTATGATGGTCAATTGTGGTGGAAGTCTGATGAAGGAAAATTAAAGATATGGTATGAAGATACTGATAGCAGTCAATGGGTAGATTCATATCCAGCAGGTATTCAATTAGGAGATATATCTGTTACAACAAATCCTAATCCTGGTACTGCTGCTCTTTCATATGATAATAGTACAGGTGTACTAACATACACTCCTCCTGATTTATCAAATGTTCAAGGTGGTGGTAGTAGTATTGATCTAACAGCATTTTCAGTTACTAACAGTACAATTACTGGTACTGCTGCTTTAAATTATAATGATCAGACTGGTGAGTTTACATTTACTCCTCCAGATTTATCTGGTTATGCATTAAGTAACCATCAACATAATTATTCTCTTAACGATCTTCAAGATGTAACTATAACAGGTACTCCTGCAATTGGTACATTCCTTGGTTGGAATAATAATACTAGTTTGTGGGAACCTAACGAGATTTCTTTAAATTCTTTATCAAACGTTAATGCTCCTTCTCCAACACCAGGACAAGTTTTAAAATGGAATGGAACAACGAGCAAGTGGGAACCTGGCACTGACCTTACTTCTGCTGGTGGTAGTGGTATATCATTAACAGATCTTTCTATAGGTACTCCTAATTCTGCTAGTGGTGATGGTGCTATAGAATATGACGATACTAATGGTACATTCAAATATACTCCACCTGTATTATTTTCTGGATCTTATAGTGATCTAACTAACAAACCTACATTATTCTCTGAAAGTTATAATGACTTAACAGATCAACCAACTATTCCAGCAGCACAAGTAAATTCAGATTGGAATGCTTCCAGTGGTGTTGAAGAGATATTAAACAAACCTACAATACCAAGTAACCTCAGTGACCTTACTAATGTTTCTAGTACTGCTCCAAATACTAATGAAGTACTAAAATGGAATGGTTCTGCTTGGGCTCCAGCAGCAGATGCTACTAGTAGTGGCGGTGGTGGTGCTAGTAGTGCTGATCCTATAGGAACAATCACAATATGGTCAGGAACTACATCTAACATACCAACTGGATATCAATTATGTGATGGTTCTGCATCTGCAACAGCAGAACTATTAGCAATAAGATCCTTTGTACCTGATCTAAGATCTAGATTTGTTATGGGGGCAGCACCTCTGAGTGGTTCCAGTAATCCCACTATCTATGCTAATGAAGGTGATATAGTTCAATTCAATATTAATGCTCCTAATCACCCATTCCAAATTAAGACTGTTAATAGTACTGGTACTGCTAATCAACTTCCAACTTTTCTTAACGGAGTTGATTATACTGGTGGTGGTGTTTCAGGAAATGGAACTCAAAATTCAACTTGTACTCTTTACACAGCTACACAAGGAGGAACTACTCTTTATTACAATTGCCAGAATCATAGTAGTATGGCTGGAGAAATTATAATTGGTGCTAGTACTGGTTCAACAACAACACATACACTTAATGTTACTAATAATGCGAATGGTGCTTATGTTTTTACAGGTTCTGATAGTCATGGTATTGATAATCAAGGCGGTTCTACATCTGATACAGTAAACATTGATGGATCTGATAGTGTAACTATTAGTGGAAGCACTGGTGGTGTTGTTACTGGTGGTGGTGGTCAACCTTTTGCAGGTGGTAGTTTCGGACATACCCATAGTTTTAGTGGTACTGCTAACGTAAATATTACTGCATCTGATAGTGTAAATACCATACCACCATACTATACATTATGTTATATAATTAAAAATGCTGCTACTGCAACTGGTAGTGATCACACACAAGCAGGATACTTAACCAGCGAAACTGATCCTGTATTCTCTGCTCATGTAGCATCAAATATTCTACAGTCAAATATTAATAATTGGAATACTGCACATGGTTGGGGTGATCATTCAGTAGAAGGATATGCAACTCAAACATGGGTTGGTTCACAAGGATATGCAACTCAAACATGGGTTGGTTCACAAGGATTCTTAACCTCATATACTGATACAAATACAACTTACAATGTAGTTGATACTACTGCTGATGGTCTAGCTCCACAGTTACCATCTGCACATGGTGGTAAGTATTTAAGGGCAGACGGTACTTGGGAAGTGCCACCTGATACTGATACCAATACTGATACCAATACAACATATACCTTAGGTGCTATAGATGGAAGTGGTTCTAAAATAATTCGTTTAGGAGCGTCTACTGGTTCTAGTGCTGGAGATGTATCACTTATTGAAGGAACTGGAATGACTATTTCTAGGTCTGGTAATAATATTACTTTTGAATCTACAGCATCAGGTAGTAGTCAATCTCCTTCAATTCCTTCTGGAACTGCAATGATGTTTGCACAAGGTAGTGCTCCTACTGGATGGACAAAATCAGGTTCACATAATAATAAGGCATTGAGAGTTGTAAGTGGATCTGGTGGTGGTAGTGGTGGTAGTGTAGGATTTACATCAGCGTTTACTACACACAGTACTAGTGGAACAGTGTCATTTACTGTTGATGAAAGCACAGATAATGAAACAGCATCTGGAACTGTCGGTAGTAGAACTAGTACTGGTTCAGTTGATAGTGGTGGTGGTTCAACTACGGGAAATGATGGTTCAGGAACTTATAGTTTTAGTGATACTACCGATAATAAATTCATTGTTATAAATGATGTTACTGGCAATCACACACTGACAACTTCACAGATGCCAATTCATAGTCACGATTTTGATAGAACAAGGTATGCTACATTATCTGGTGGTGGTGGGACTCCTGGTGCTGAATTTGGTACTCTTGCTTCTGGTGCTTGGTCTGAAACCGATGTACAAAGTGCAGGTTCTGGTTCATCACACTATCATAGTATCAACGTAAGTAATACACACAATCACGATTTCAGTGGTAGTATTAGTATTGGTAATCACAATCACTCAACTCCCAATCACAGTCATGGTTTAAGTATGAATTCACATAATCATAGTTTTAGTGGTGATGCTCACAATCATGATATTTCGTTTACTGCTAGTGGCACTTCTAGTATGAATAGTATAAACTTGTCAGTTCAGTATGTTGATGTTATAATATGTACTAAGGATTAAATCATATGAAACTTGAAATTGGTAAATTCTGCCCTTTAATTGGCAAAGACTGTATTCAAACACAGTGTGCTTGGTTCACTCAGGTTCAGGGTAATAACCCTCAAACAGGAGAACCAGTTGAAGAGTGGGGTTGTGCAGTAACATGGTTACCGTTAATGATGATTGAAAACTCACAGCAACAAAGAGCAACTGGTGCTGCTGTTGAATCATTTAGAAATGAGACTGTTAAAGTTAATCAACAAGCACAACAGTTATTCTTACAGGCAATAGCAAAGAAGTCATTAATGAATAACATAAATACCATAGGAGAATCTATTTAAAATGAAACTAACAGTTATTCCAATAGATAAAGCAATCGTTATTGATGGTGAAGGTATTATCATATCTCTTACAGATATCACTTGGATACCTAGTGATGTCCATGCAATGCATTGGGATAGCACGACAAACACAGGTGAGATTGAATATAATGATAGTAAACCAAATGCTGCTATTACTGAAATAGGTATTTGGCAACAAGCAGTAACAGATCATGCTAGTGAAAAAACTGCTCTCGCTGATGCACAAGAAGCATCTAGAGATCATGAAGCAGAGGTGAGAGGAAGACGAAATGGACTACTTGTTGGTAGTGACTGGACTCGTTTAGATGATAATGGAATAGCAGCAGATAAAAAAGTAGAATGGGCAACATATCGTCAAGCATTAAGAGATCTTCCAGCAACTGTTACGGCAGCTAGTATTGCATTTAAAGCATTAGCAGACGATTTAAACCATACTTCTTGGCCAACAAAACCATCTTAAGGTAAAGTAACATGGTACTTAGAAATGTCCCAAAGACTTTCACCTTTGAAGAACAAAGGGTAGAGATTAATAATATTGCTCAAGATCTATATGATCTTAATGGAGCATATACTACTCTTACTGCTACAACTACTACAGTTGTTAATAACCCAAATCCCTTTCAGAGTGGTCTTCTAGAATATGATGATCCAACTAAAGTATTTACATTTACTCCACCAGATCTATCAGGTTTTTTAAGTTCAGAAACTGATCCTGTATTTTTAGCATCTGCTGCTTACAATATAACTACACAGAATATATCTGATTGGAGTAGCACTGCTACAAATGTTTCTAATAATAGTGCTGGTTGGAATTCAGCATATGGTTGGGGTGATCACAGCACTGTAGGGTATTTAACATCACTTGGTGATGCTGCTGGTGTCACTGCTGCTAAAATTGCTAATTGGGATGCAGCATATGGTTGGGGTAATACTGATCAGGTAAGCGAGTTAACTGATACTAATCTTGGAACTCTTTCTAATGGTGACATATTAAAATATGATCTAGCAAGTGGTAAATGGATTAATGGTCAAGAAGCAGTTTTTGCAGGTTTATTATATACAGATCTTTCTATAGGAACAGATGCAGCTGCTAATGGAAGTGGTGGTTTAGCATATGATGACACTACTGGAATATTTACATATACACCACCAGCTTTAGGTAGTTTTTGGGTAGAAGATACTGCCAAAATCAATCAGTGGAATGATGCATACCTATGGGGTAATCATGGAAGTCAAGGATATCTAACTGGTATTGGTAATATATCAATTGGAGGATTACAAGACGTTGATACTACAACTACTGCACCTCAAGCAGGAGAAGGTTTAGTATGGGATAACGTTGATTCTAAATGGAAACCTGGTGTTGTTGGTGGTTCATCAGGTGGATTAACACAACAACAAGTTAGAGCTTCGCTTTCAGTAGGAGCTGAAGGATCACCATCTGGTGATGGTGCAGTTTCATATGAATCTTCAACAGGTGTCTTTCAATATACACCACCTCTTCTTAGTAATTATTTAAGTACTCAATCTGCTGCTGCTTCAGTAACTACTTCTAAAATTAATAACTGGGATACTGCTTATGGATGGGGTGACCATAGTACTGAAGGATACTTAACATCAGAGACATCACATGCTGATGTCGTGGTAGATGGTGACTTCACAACTGCTGGTCTGATGAAGACCGATGGTTCAGGAACTTATAGTATAGTTACTGATAGTTCTTCTAATTGGAATACTGCATATGGATGGGGTAATCATGCTGGTGCTGGATATTTAACATCTCTTGGTGATGCTGTTGGAGTTACTACTCAGAAAATTACTAACTGGGACGATGCTTATGGATGGGGTGACCATAGTACTGAAGGATATTTAACATCATATACAGAAACTGATCCCACTGTACCTAGTCATGTAAAAAATATTACCCAAGCAAATATTAATACTTGGAATGGTAAGTCTGATGTATCATCATTAAATGATCTTAGTGATGTAAGTACTGCAAGTATTTCTACAAATGATGTATTAAAATGGAATGGAACTAACTGGGCTCCAGCAACAGATGCATCTGGTTCTGGTGGATTTCCATCTGGTACTAGAATGTTATTCCAACAAAGTAGTGCTCCTACTGGATGGACTAAAGATACATCCGCAAATGATGAAGCGTTGAGAGTGGTTAGTGGTAGTGTTAGTAGTGGTGGTAGTGTAGGGTTTACTACTGCTATGTCTAATAGAACTCCTTCTGGTACTATTACTGATTGGAATATTTCTAATGAGTCAGCAGGAGGAACTCTTGGTAATCATACTCTGACTGTTAATGAAATGCCATCCCACGAACACACTACAAATATTGATGGTGGTCATGTTATTCCAGGTAACGGTGGTAGTACTTTTGGATATGGTGGTGCTGGTACTTATTCATCTACTATCTTCAATATGAATCCTACTGGTGGTGGACAACCTCACAATCATGGTTTTACTGGTGCTTCTCACACTCACACAATTAGTGCGTCATTCAGTGGAAATAGTATGGACTTCAGAGTTAAATATAGAGATGTCATATTTGCCTCTAAAAACTGAGCATAAATAATACTATGGTTATTGATAATTATGGATCCTTCAAAATTACGCATTGAGTTTGAATCACAAATTGCTGATGCTGATAAAAAAATCACAGCAGCACAAAATACTCTAAATTCATTAAATGAGTATAAATTTAAATTACAAGGTGGACTTGAAACTTTAGATCTTCTAGAAGTTCCTAAAGAAGAAACACCACCTAAAGAACCTCCAGCACCTCCAGCTGAATAAATAAGATTAGTTTAGGTAAGTAAATGGCAGCAATCCCCTTAAATCTATTATTGGAAAAAGGAACGGATTTTGATGCCACCTTTAATATCCAGAATGAAGATAACACAACACCACTTAATCTTACTGGTTATACAGCAGAAGCAAAGTTGAAGAAGAGTTATTATACTTCTACTTCCACTAATTTTGTTGTGGATTTTGTTGATCGTTATAATGGTATATTAAAAATTAGTCTTAATAATACTGGAACTTCTGCTTTAGATGCAAGACGATATGTATATGATATTGTTTTAACATCTCCACAAAGTATCAAGACAAGAGTTATAGAAGGTATACTTGAAGTAACTCCTGGAGTAACCTGATGCCAAAGTATAACGTATCAGTAAAATCTTCTAATTATCAGGTTCTTTCTGAACCTCAGAAGAAGTATAATGTTGGTGTTAACTATGAGATACCTAGTAAGTATCTTCAGTACGGCAATGAGATACTTAATACTTCTAGTTGGATATTTAATGGTACTAACTTAGGGTTTCCATTAATTGATCCAACAGGTGATCCATATACTCCTATTAATGATCAACAATTAATTGTTTGTATTAATGGATTAGTTCAAGTTCCTGGTATTGATTACACTACTAGTGGAACCAATTTAATATTTACTAGTGCTCCTACATCACCAGATGAAGTATATGTAGTAGGACTTGCTACTACTGCTGACCTTACAAGAACAATTAACTTTGTTGTTGATGCTGGTTCAGCACCTATGTCTTCTGGAATTAAAGGAGATATGACATTAGATGTTACTGGTAAAATTATTAGTTGGACATTAATAGCTGACCAAGAAGGTCAAGTACAATTTGATATTGGAAAATCAGATTATGCTAATTTCCCTAACTTCTCTTCTATCTGTGGTAATGAAAGACCTCAGTTAGGTGATATAACCACAGGAGCAGAAGGAAGAATAAATAGAAATACAACAATTTCATCTTGGAGTCCCACTTTAAATTCTGGAGACATTCTACAGTTTGAAATTGTGTATGCACTAAATATACAAAGATGCGTAGTATCATTGAAACTCGCACTCTAATTCATTATAAATAAGTTCATATAGGAAGAAAACACGAGGAGTAAACTTAAATGGCACTGCTAGTTACCGACCAGGGTGAGATTGATTCACTCCGCACGTTATTAAATTCAACTCATGAAATACCAAGAAACTTGGTATTGAAGTTGTATACAAGTAATACAACACCTGCGGAATCTGATGTTCCGTCTACTGCAAATTATTTTGAACCATACAACGCAAGTAATAGTAGCGGATATGGTTCTGCACCTACAACTGGATATCCAGAAGTAGCAAACAACAGAACTGAGGAAAATCAAGATTTTACTCAAGGATATGGTATCCTATTGAATGGTAATCGTTGGACTATTGCTACAACTGTTAATGCTGTTGCTACAACAAATGCTACTGGTACATCTGGTACATATGCAATAGCAGTTGATTCAGCAGCAGATATTAAGAAAGGTGACTATGCTGAAGGTGCTGGTATTCCTACCAACACATATGTTGTTGACATTCAAGGAACAGATCTTGAACTTAGTCAGCAATTGACTGCTGCTCTTTCTACTACAGCAGTTTCATTTGGTAGAGGACGTTCTACCGCTTCCTATCCTGAGCAAGTTTTTACATTCCTTTCTGCTGCTGGTAGTGTGTATGGTTACTTCCTAGCACGTGCCAACAACATGCCTGAATCAATCAAGGGTGTAGTTGATGCAGCTGCATCTACTGCTGATACTCAGATTGCTAAGACAGGTACTAAGGGTGTTATTGGTTACGAGTATATCAACCTTCTTGATGTTAATGTAACACCAACAATCACTGCTGGTACATCTGGTACATTTGAAATTGCAGTTGACTCTGCTACTAATATTGCTGCTGGTCAGCGTGTATCTGGTACAGGTATTGCTGCTGGTACAGTTGTAGTTGGTGTTTCTGGTACATCAATCTATTTAAGTAAAGCACTTACAGGTGCTGCTTCAGGTACTGGAACATTTAAAGTTAATGTTGCAGAAGATCTAACTCCAGGAATGGCAGTTTCTCAGACAGCAACTCCAAATGGTATTGCTGCCAATACAACAATTACTGGTATTGACTACGAAACAGTTACTGGTGAGATTGGACCTCGTGTTTATCTAAGTGAGGTACTTGTGGATAACATTCAGGTATCTAATGGTAACGACCAAGTTAAGTTTGACTTCTCTAAAGTTACTGCTACATCACATGCTCTTAATGTTGGAGATGTTATTTACGTTGCACAGGGTACTACAAGTACAATCACTGCTGCTCATTACACAGTAAATACTGTTGCTGATGCTAATACATTTACCACTACACCTGCTTTACAGGGAACTGGAGATGTAACTCTTTATGATAGTATCTTCTTCGCAGAAAGATTCACAAATGGTCCTTATGCCATTCAGAACAACGGTGACCAAATCAAGGTTACTCTAAACGTCAGCCTAGACTGATTATACATAGAGTACACCCAGTCTATATTTTTTACTTTGTGGGGGTTGCATTTGCGACCCCTTTTTTATTGCTTGTTTAGTGTATGTCCGTTTATTCCTATGATACACAAGGAATATTTCCACCAATCATTCGCAGTGCGAGTGGTGGATTGGGCAGCTTTTCATATAGTTATCATCCAGCAATTATTGATCTGTATACCGAAGTTGACTTTGGATCAATAACTGCTAACGCTACAACAGTAAGTAATAATGGTCTAGTTGCAGACCTTAATGCAACACAGGTTGAATATGGACGTATCATTCATGTCACAGATCTAGAATCCTTTGGATTCAGTAAGACACTTAATGAAGCTTCGTGGAAAGCAACTAGTGCATGGGTTGGTCAAGGAAATCTTATATCATTCGGTAGACAGACATCTCCTGCTGTATACGGTATTATCACTGATGGTAAGGTCCGACTTAGTGGTACTGCGGATGTTGATTATTCTCCTGCCATTGACGGCAGGGGAATCCTTCCGCTACAAGGAAACTCTATTATTGGAATTGCTGCTGCTATTACTGGTAGTGGAAGCTTTAGAAAATTCACTGGTACATCATACTCACTTACAGTCAATCCAGATGAGAAGCAGATGCTCTTCTCTTTCACTGGTGAAGTTGGTGAGAAAAACACAGAGCATTATTATGGTTCTGGAACGTTCAATAACTTCTCTAATGTAGAAGAAGATAAAGTATTTGCATGGAATGGTTCTGGCGAGATTAAGATAGTCTCCAGAAAACCAAAACTCATTGAACTTTCAGATGAGAAACATACTGAGAATTATAATAGTTCTGCTGTTGATTACTTTACAGAGCGTGATTATGGTGTCCTAGGTGGATGTACCTTAGAAGAAAATGTAACTGGAGATGTATCTGGTTTATCAACTGGATGTATTGTCAGAGTAGATGGAACAGCGAGAGTTCCATCGTCATATCAGGTAGCACAAAATAACAATGCCCACACCAGTAGCACTGATTGGGGTACTATTACTGAGCCTGCATCTTTACAGCAGGATTGGGGTCTCATTCTCACACCTAGTGATCTCATTCCGTTTGGTGGAATTAAGGTTGATCCTGACTTTGGATGTGCTGACAAATTCCTACCTAGTTGGACAAGTCGTGGTTATATCAGTAAGCTTAGTGGTGTTGCAGGAGTACCACTTGATGTTGGTGTACGTGGTAGTGGTGGATTTAAATTCTTTGGAGCATCCAAAACTAACTTCAGTCTACTACAACCAGGTGACGGATTATTTGCGTTCCATAGTGATAGTGATATCGCTGCTGCACTTGGTGTTGTTGGAGAGGGTAGATTCTCTACATTCTCTGGTGTTGCCGATTCTATATCATTTAATCCTGAAGAAACACAAATGTTATTCTCCTTTACTGGAGAATATAAGGATCTTAGATTTACCTTTGGTACTTACTATGGTGATGGTCGTCTCTTTAATGTCTCTGGTGGAGAAGAAAGAGGAACCAATTCTTATATTGGATCTGGTGAGATTAATATATTCTCCAGAAAACCAGAACTTATTGAATCTTCAGATGAGAAACACACTGAAGTCTACAACGAAAGTGCATTCGTACCATCGGTAGATTATGATTATGGATTACTACTTGATCCAACACAAACACCAGTTACAACTCTCACAACAACTACAGTTACTTCAGATGAGACTGCACCAACTGGAGTTATTAGAGTTGGTCTTAATGAGGTAGTAAGTCTTGGAGCAACATATACTGTTCCTAACCATATAGCATCACCAACATCATTCATTGATAATGGATTAGTTTCTGATATTCATAGTCCAGTTAATGATTATGGTTTGATACTTGGAACCCATGCTCATGGTATTCCATTCGGTACAGTTGCTGATATTACTGGTGTTGCTAAAACTCCAAGAGTATTCAATGAAGTTAGTGAGGGTATATTATTTAAAATTAGTGGTGAAGCAATACTACCACTATTTGCTAGTGTCTTTGGTGGAGGTCTATTCAAACCTCAAGGTGCTTCTAAGACTAACTTCAGTCTTCTTGCTCCTGGTGATGGGCATGTTAATGGAATGTATGGCGATGGATCATACAGTTTCCAAGTTGAACATCATGGTGAAGGTACGTTCTCTACATTCTCTGGTGGTGCAGAATCTATTACTGTCAATCCAGAAGAGAAGCAAATGCTATTCTCCTTTACTGGAGGATACTCAAGTCTTAGCTTCACTCATGGTACATGGTATGGTTCTGGAAGAATTAAGAACCTTGCTACTCTTAGAGCAGAAAGAACTTCATATGATTATGAAGGTTCTGGTACTATTCTTGCATGGAACAAACTTGAGGAAGCAAGAACCTACTGGTATAACTGTAGTTCTATTGTTGAGTTCCAAGATCTTGATTATGGATTGTTGGTTGATTCCACAAATATATCCATTACAGACCTTACTACTCAGACAATTTCTGATGCTACTGCACCAACAGGAATTGTTAGAATTGGACAAGGTGAGGTTGTAACACTTGATGGAACTTATAATGTTCCTTCTACCACCACAATTCCAACAGAGTTTATTGATTACAATATTCTTCTTGAGACTGAAGATCAATTACTTGATCATGGTCATATTCTGGATACAGTGGCAATGGGTCAACCTGCCTGTATTTACGGTGAGATTGATATTACTGGTGATGCTATATGTGCATTCCAGCCTAGTTGGACAAGTCGTGGTGGACTTAGACTTGATAATGCTGCTAAGACTAACTTCTCACTATTACATATTGGTTCTGGTGATCTCTTCTCGTTCAATGGTTCCTCTGAGACACTCACTGTTTCTATTCAAGGTACTGGTCTATTTGCAGTTGGTGGTACTTCTCCATATGCTGCTGCTATTGGTGTTATTGGTGAAGGTACACTCAGGAAATTCTCTGGTGTTGCTGAGTCTCTTACCTTTAATCCAACTGAAGAGCAAATGCTCTTCTCATTCCTTGGAACAGCAGAACCTTATAATCTCACCTTTAGTGAATTTAGTAGTGGATCCATCAAGTCTCTTAGTGGAGGTTACATCACAGAGACCGAGGCTTACTATGGTTCTGGTACAATCAAACTACGTTCTAGAAAACCAGAACTCACAGAGCTTTCAGATGAGAAACATACTGAGGTTTATGATCTTGGTGTCTGTATTGATCCAGAGGAACTTGATTATGGATTACTCGTTGATAGAGCAGCAGTTGCCTGTGTTGATGTTAGTGGAGATGTAACATCCAATACTGTTGCATCTACTGGTTGCACTAGTGTTTCTGGTGTATTGTCAATTGCAGATGGTGTTACTTACACTATTCCAAGTCAACTTTCAACTGTTACCGATTCTTGGGATAATGGAACTGTTGAGGATACAGAAGACGGTCTTTGGGATCGTGGTTGGATTCTTGATGATACTGGTAAGGATTGTCCATTCGGTGAACTTGGTGTCATACGTGGTGATGCAATTACTGCTGAAATACAAGTATACACTTACGTCACTACAGGTGAGAGTGAGCATAAAGTTTATGGTATCAACATCAGTGGTGATGCAGATATTGTTGTACCACCTCAATGGGATTCACCTGCTGAACCTCCAGTCAAGGTATACGGTGCTGGTAAACCTAACTTCAGTCTCCGTACCTTTGGTAAAGGTAACCTATGGAGCATGGGTGGTGGTGCTGAAAGTGTTGGAGTTTCCCCAGAAGAACAGACAGTTCTATTCAAGTTTGTTCCTGGTCCGTTTGATAGATGGACAACATACGACTGGCAACCTTCTTGGGTATCCAAGGGTGGATTTACAATACGGACAGAAGAAGCCAAGACTCATTGGGTTCCCCATGTTATTGGTTCTGGAACATTCAACAAATTCTCTGGAGCAGCAGAATCTGTTACCTTCAATCCAGAAGAGAAGCAAATGCTCTTCTCGTTCCTTGGAGAAGGTGCAGAAAAGGCAACCTTCAGAGAAGAAGGAGATGGAAAACTATTCACTCTTCGCAGAGGACCACTCAGCGATTGGGATACTTACGATTGGCAACCTTGTTGGAATGTCTTTGGTACAATTCCTGTTACTGGAGAAGGCAAGACTCATTATGTACCAAGTGTTGTTGGTACTGGTACATTCAGGAAATTTGCTGGTGCAGCAGAGTCTCTTACCTTCAATCCTTTGGAGAAGCAAATGCTCTTCTCCTTTATTGGAACAAGAGAGGCAGAGAAAACATCTGTTGCAGAAACAAGTTCTGGCGTTATACGTCTTACTGGAGAATCATCTACACGATCTACAAAATCAGAAGTATTCTTTGGAAATATTCCTGTTACTGGAATTGCAGACACAGACAGAACAAGAGTATTTGTTGGTACTGGTACACTCAAGAAAATTTCTGGAGCAGCAGAATCTGTTACCTTCAATCCAGACGAGAAGCAAATGCTATTCTCCTTCACAGGAGAAGGTACAGAGAATCGTTCTGTTTCTACAATTGCATCTGGTTCTCTCTTTGGATTCAGTGGTGCATCTATTGCAGTCAGATCTACATACGAAACTCAGGGTCTATACAAAGTCAGTGGCGAAGTACATATTGTATTCTCTCTTACACACTTTGGTTCTGGTACATTCAGGAAGTTTGCTGGAGCAGCCGAGTCTCTTACTGTCAACCCAGACGAAAGACAGATGCTATTCTCCTTCCTTGGAGAAGGTTCTGAATCTGCTAGTGTTTCTGAGATTAAACAGGTTGAAGTTGATATTACTGGAAAAGCAGATCCAGTTCTTACAACACAGGCATTCCACGGTTCAGGTACAATTCCTGTTACTGGAGAGGCAAATATTCATTATGTACCACATGTTATTGGTTCTGGTACATTCAGGAAGTTTGCTGGAGCAGCCGAGTCTCTTACTGTCAACCCAGAAGAGAAGCAAATGCTCTTCTCGTTCCTTGGAGAAGGATCAGACAGAACTACAGTCAAGGAAATCAGCGAGGGTGGAACTCTTACATTCTCTGGTACATCAGGAGATCCACTACTTACATTTGCAGAGCAACCATTTGTTCAAACCAAAATCAGTGGCGAAGGATATATCAATGTCGTTCTTTCGCATATTGGTACTGGTTCACTATTTGGATTTGGTGGTGCTGCGGAATGTACAGCGATTGTACCAGAACCAAGTACAATTCTATTCCAGACATCTGGAGAATCAGATCTCAGAGTTACACGTTCTTATATTGGTTCTGGTTTCTTCAAAAAACTCAGTGGTGCTGCCGAGTCTCTTACATTCAATCCAGACGAGAGACAAATGCTCTTCTCGTTCACTGGAGAAGGTGCAGATTCCAGAACAGCAAGAGAAATTGGAACAGGAACCCTTTCCACTACTGGAGAAGCAGGAGTTCTTGTCAGGTTCGCACACGATGGCGAAGGTACAATACCTCTCAGTGGAAATGCTCATACAACCAGAGCAAGAGACTTCGTTGGATTTGGAAATATTCCAGTTCTTACTGGTGCAGCAGAATCTATCAGTTTCAACCCAGACGAAAAAGATCTTCTATTCTCCTTCTATGGAACAAGAGTTTCAGAGAAGTCAACATTCAGAGAAATCAGTCAGGGTGGTATTCTTACAGTTGGAAGTACATCAGGCGATCCACTACTCACATTTGCGGAACAACCAACAGTTGAGATTGACATCACTGGCGATAGTTATGACATTCGCACTCGTGCATATCAAGGTTCTGGAAGAATATCTAATGTTAACAACCTTGATGAGGCATTTGCTCTTGCTCCATATATCGGTAGCGGTAGTGCAACAATTACTGGTAGAGCACTCATACAGGTACAACTATTCCAACCACCACACGTACAGGTCTGGATTATTTGATGTATAAATATACTTGAGAAGAAAGTGTGCGTAAATAATGACCACTCAGGTACAATTTAGAAAAGGCACTACTCCAGAACATGCACTATTTACTGGTGCAGTTGCTGAGATTACGGTTGATACCGATAAGAAGACAGCAGTTGTACATGATGGTAGTGATATTGGAGGTTTTGAACTTCAACGAGCTCGTTGGGAAGTCGTTAATTCTAGCGGCTCATTGTCATGTGGTGTCAAGTATCTTTTAGATACATCAGCTACGGCAATTACATTAACAATGCCTTATGAATCAAATGGAGCAGTTCCTCATGTAGGTGACATGCTTGAAATGACTGACTTTAAAGCATCGTGGGCTATAAATAATGTTACCTTAACAACCACTGGAAGTAATCAATTGTTTTTAAACAAGTTTGGAAATACTGATTCAACCTTTGTGTTAGATGTTGCTGGACTTTACGTTCAGATGGTTTGGGACGGAAATTACTGGAGGATCTTAGCATGAGTTTATACCTCAGTGCAAGTACTGCAACACAAGAACAAAATGTTGCAAATTCAAATGACTTTACTGTTCATGCTCTTCGCAGAGATAAAGACGGTATGCTTCGTTATACAAAGGCAAGATCTACTGAAGATGAAGTCTTTGATTTTCACCGTACAGATGGTGAAGAGTATACAGATTTTCTTCAGGGAACTGAGTATATTAATGCACCAGCAGGTGACAAAACATACACAAGCGACCCTGATGATAAATACCAACAGTTCAGGTTTGACTTCAGACGCTTAACTTATTTTATTGACAGTGATGGTTACTTAGTCGCAAGACTAAATAAAGATTATGATCATACAACAAACGGACCTAAGTAGGAATTATAACAAATGGCAGATTTTAGACTCGGTAGACTAAAGTTTAAGTGGAGAGGTGATTGGACTGCTTCCACTGCTTACGTCATTGACGATATCGTCAAGTACGGTGCAAACTCCTATGTTTGTACAACAAATCATACATCAACAGCATTACAAGTAGATTTTTACGGAAGTGACCTAGGAAACTGGGATCTTCAAGGAGAAGGTGCAGCAAGTGTTGGTGGATGGCAAGCAGCTTATTGGTACAAAGTTAACGATGTAGTTAAGCATGGTAATACACAATACCGTTGTACTACTGGTCACACTTCAGGTGCAAATTTTGATTCAACAAAATTTGTAGTCTATGTTGAAGGTCTAAATTTTGAAGATAGTTGGGTATCAGCAACAGCATACCAAAAAGGAGACATTGTAACTTACAGAGGTTACAGTTATGTAAGTAAAGGAACCCACAGTGGTACTACTTCTCCTAATGCAGATACAACCAATTGGGAAGTATTAACAACTGGTTTCTCTGCTCAAGGTGAATATGTTTCTGGTACAACATATGCTCCAGGTGATGTTGTAAGATTTGGTGGTAATACATTTGTAAATAAAGTTACTTCTACAGGTGTTGCTCCTACCGATGCAAATACTTGGGGTCTTATTGGAGAAGGATTTAACTGGTTAGGTGGTTGGGATTCAGCAACTGTTTATCAGAAAGGTGATGTTGTTAACAGAAACTCTAACTCATATGTTTGTAAAGCAGATGACGTAAGTGGTGCAAGTACTGCTCCTGAATTGGATCCAGGCGGAACATATTGGAATTATGTTGCACAAGGTGGTGATACAGCACAGGTTCTTCAAGAAACTGGAGACATGCTTTATCAAGCAGCATCAGGTGTTAACAGAATTGCACTTCCATCTGGAGCTTCAACTGCAAACGCTGCTGTAAGTAAAACAACAATTACCAATGCAACATTTAGTGGTGCAACTGGTCTTCTAACAGCAACTGTTGCTAGTCATGGATTTAGTTCTGGAGATTATGTTAAATTTGATGATAGTTCTATCACGTTTACTTGTGATAAGGATAGCAATGCAACAAACCACCCATATCCAAGAGCAACTGACCCTGCAAGTGGAAAATGGTTAACTGTTACTGTTGTAGATGCAAATACATTCACAGTTAATGTTGGTATTTCTTCTGACACATCTGCACATACATTCGTATCTGCTGTAACAGATGGATTATCAAAAGTTGGTAACGTTGCTGCACAAAGGGAAGCAACTGGTCAAGTTTTAACTGTTGGTGGTTCTCCATTACTTCCAACTTGGGAAAAGAATAATGTAACAGAAAGTGTTTACTATGTTACAAAAGAAGGTTCTGATGCTAACAATGGTAAGAGTATTTCCAGAGCATTTGCATCTCTAAGATATGCTTGTGATTATATCAGTGGACTGACTGGTTCTGAAGCACCTTCTGCTACAAACCCAATTACAATTTTCATTAAGTCTGGTATTTTTGGAGAGATTCTTCCAATTATTGTTCCTGAATTTGTTTCACTATATGGTGACAACTTAAGAACTTCTATTATTAAACCTGCTGCTGGTGATTCCAGTATGCAAGCATTGGGACTTTCATCATCTGTAACTCATCTTAAGTTTGGTGAAGTTATTTCTAATGATGCTGGAACCAAGACCGCTATGGTTCTTGATTCTGATTATGCAACTAATGTCCATATACTTAATATTAGTGGTGGGTCATGGAATACTAGCGACAAGTATGTTGATATTGTAGGTAATAAGAACGGTGATGCTTTTGATTTGTTACAATCTAACAAGTCTTTCATTGCTCATGAAGCATATCATAAGTACGTTGCTGATAATGGATCTGTAACTGGTACAGAAAATGATGTTAAGGCACGTTTGATTGAATTAGTTAATGAAATTGCTTATAACATTAAGCATGGTGGAAATAATAAAGTTAAAGATTATGCTGTAGCTCTTACAAGTGGAACAGCAATAACAGGTGTTAATGCAGAAGATACAGGATTAGCAAATAATATTGAAACTACTGCTACTTTAGTCATACGTAACCAAGTATCAGGTGTAAGTGCAGGTAATACTTTATCACAAACAATTGATAATTCAATTACTCCTGATACCGATCCTAAATGTAACTTAGTTATCAGTGCATTATCAACATTAATTGGTATTGTTACTACAGCAATTGGTAACGGTAATGCAAATGCTACTACTGCTACTGATCCATATATCACAATTGCAACAGCAGCAACTCGTAGCAACGAAGAGTCTACAATGTGCTTGCTTGGATCAAATACTACTCTTAAAGAGTTAGTGTTTGAAGGAATGAGTGGATTTGTTCCTTCTACATCCAATGATAAGGATATGGATACTGCCACCATTAAGGGTGTGTTCTTCAGATTCAATCCTAATTCACCAATCGTTAAGTCACCATACATTCAAAACTGTACAATCTTCTCTGGAGCAGCAGTTGGTATTCTACTTGATGGTGCTGTACATAATCATTACAATCTATCGTCAACACCTTCTTACAAGTCAATGGTGTTTGACTCCTTTACTCAGGTACTAGATGGTGGTGTTGGTATTTACGTTACTAACGCTGCTGCTAGTGAGATTGTATCATCCTTCACATACTACGCACACATTTCTTACACCGCTACTAAGGGTGGTAGAATTCGTGCTGTTACTGGTAACTCATCTTACGGTAAGTACGGTGCAATTGCTAGAGGATTTGATTCTTCTGAGACAACCATTGATGGTACTGTTAAAGGTCTTCGTCTTACAATTGATGTTAATACTCCTCTTAGTGGAGCACTTAGTACTGGAGAAAGACTCGTTGGTGGCACATCAGGTGCTGTTGGTGAGTTGATTAATGACCAGAATAATTCTGGTTTCTTATACTACTTCCCAGTTAAAGGAACATTCCAACAGGGTGAAGTAATTACAGGTCAGACATCTGGTGTTACTGCAACTCTTGTAAACAACACAGATGCTGTTCAAGGACAGAA